TAAGCAACTACACAAAGCTGGTCGAGGCGTTACGCAGAATGAAGGGCGACCGCCCGGACATCGACCAAGCAGAGGGCAAAATGGTGCCGGTTGATGAGGCCGACAAGGTGCTGGCCGCAAGGGATAACGCACTTGTGCCGCTACTCAAAGGTATGGCAAAGCGATTGGCTCCGATCTGTGCCAATCGGCCAGCGGTTGAAGTGGAGGCGGAGGTTGAAAATGAGGTTGGGCAGATTATGCGGCAGGTAGAGGCGGCGCTGTGACCAAGGCACAGGCGGAGCTGCACCGCCGGGCACGGATCCGCTGGCACTACGAAAAGCCACCAGGGGTGATTGAGTGGGCGGAAAAGAACATTCAGCTAGATAGCCGGCTGACCGCTCGCCCAGGTCTTTACAGCACAACGTGGACGCCTTACGTGCGGGGCGTGCTGGAAGCACTGGCGGATCCGGGCGTCCACACCGTGACGCTTTGCTGGGGATCCCAGACAGGAAAGACGCTGACGCTGGCCGTGTGGCTTGCCTACAGGATTGCGAACGATCCAGCTCCGGCACTGTTGGTCATGCCCAACGCGGATCTGGCTAGATCGTACAGCGAGACGCGGCTGGCTCCACTGTTTCAAAAATGCAAGCCGGTCAAGGCGTTGTTTCCGGCCGACATGGACGATTTCAAGATTTTGGAAATGCAATTTGCGACCATGACGCTTTCTCTGGTCGGATCAAATAGTCCGGCAAACCTCAGCTCGCGTCCAATCTGTGTGGCCGTTTTGGATGAGCTGGACTCCTTTGCTCCACCATCCGAAAAGGATGCGGCCGCTTACTCGCTGGCCTTGGAGCGCACCAAATCTTTTCCGCAGCGTAAGCACGTCCTGACCAGCACGCCTACGCTTAACACCGGCGACATCTGGATCAACTATCAGGCCGGATCCCAAGAAACATTTCACGTTCCATGTCACGCATGCGGTGAGTATCAGGCCATGGAGTTTGGGCAAATTAAGTGGGATGAGGGGGCAAGGTCTGAGGATGGCAAGTGGGACATGAAGCGGGTGACGGAAACGGCCGCCTACCATTGCACCAAATGCGAGGCCAAATGGACGGAGATCCACAGGCGGAAAGCCATTGAGCAGGGCAGGTGGGTACCGGCGAACACGAATGCCGAGACGGGGCGCAGATCCTTCCGCCTGCCGTCATGGTATTCCAGCACCTTGGGTTTTGCGGATGCGGCCAGAAAGTTTCTAACCGAAAAGCACTATCTGCACGGGTTGCAAGGGTTCGTGAACGGGTGGAGTGCATTGCCGTGGGAGGATCAATTCGACGATGATGAGCTGAACAGCATACCGCCGGGAGCGTTTGCAAAAAAGCAGGAGTGGGAAGCTGATCACATTAAACTGGCCGCTATCGATCGACAGATTGATGGGTACTGGTTTGTTGTGCGTGCGTTTGCCAGGGATGGATCCAGCCGTTTGATTGAAGAGGGGCACCGGCGAACAATCGAGGATGTTGGTCAAACACTTCATGACCTTGGCGTAAAACCACGGCACACCTGCATTGATTCTGGCTACGAAACCCAAGACACCTACAGGATTGCCGCAAGATATGGGTGGATGGCCATCAAGGGCGAGGAGCGGCCGCACTATCTGATTGAAAGCGGCGGGACGCGGATCAAGAGCGTGCACAGCTCCGAACAGCCAACAGATGCCGGTTGCCGCCTGCTCCTTCTGAGCTCGCCGGCCTGTCAGGATCTGCTGGCTTGGTTGCGGCGAGGGCAGGGGCCGCTGTGGGAGGTAGCTCACGATGTGAGCCCAAACTACCGGGAGCACATGGCCAGCCACAGGAAAGCGCACCGGATCAACCGCAAGACCGGGAAAGATGTTTATGAATGGATTCGGATTAAAAGCCGGCAGGATCACTTGTATGATTGCGAAACCTATCTGGCAGGGTTGGCCGTTTATGGGAAAGTCATTGCCGCCGAGGCAACGCTTACACAGGCATGATTGACACGATTTTTGGTTCGTGGAGCGAGGGCTTATTTTTTCCTTTTGGATTCAGGCTGCGAAAGATCCGGTCGCACTACGCCTTGCCTTGGAAGCGCTTGCCGCCAGCCAGTTTGAATCCTTTAACAACAACGGGCGATATATGGTGAGCGCATCGGTGGCCGGCAAATCGTTCAGCTATCAATTTCAAAAGGACATGGATCCCGCAACCCTTGCCCGTTTTGCCTACGAAGCATGGCGCAAGGTCAAGGGATTCACAACGAGCGCACAGGTTGAAACATTTTTAAGCACTAACACCGGCCAAGTGAGTTATCCCAACTACGGCGTCCAGCAGGTCGTCTACCCTTAATATGTCGCTTGGTAATTGGTTTGGTCGTTTGATTCGGGCGGGTGCTCAGGACTACACAAAGCGGCGCTACATCTACACGCCCCCACAAGATAGCCGGATTGATGTCACCACGGCCAGCCGGACACAGGTCTTGGGTCTGGCTCGTTACATGTACTACAACAACCCGGTGGTGCGCGGTGCAATCGATTGCATGACTCGCAACTCCATCGGCCCTGGCATTAAGTGCCAAAGCCGAACCAAGGACGAAGGCTGGAACAATGCAACCGAAGAATGGTTCCACAACTGGTCTCTGGCTTGTGACGTGCGCGGTCTTTTGGATTTTAACACGCTTCAACAAGTGGCCACACGCACCATGCTGCGCGATAACGAATTGTTTATTTTGCTGACCGATAACGGAGATGGCTGGCCCATGTTACAGCTCATCGAAGCACACCGCTGCTCAACGCCCACCTACATCAACGATTCCAAAGTCATCGATGGTGTGCGGGTCAATGCCAACGGCCGACCGCTTTCCTATTACATTCGCACCGGAGACGGCGACAAATTCAGTGAGGTGCAGGCCGCCGACGTCATTGTGCTGGCGGAACGCGACCGAGCGGACGAGCTGCGCAGCCTGTCACGATTGGTTACTTGCCTGAATCTTTTACAGGATCGTGACGAGATTCTTGAATATGAAACCGGTGCCGCCAAGCGGGTGGGTCAGATCGGTTTGGCCCTCGAGGGCGAGGGCAGCACGGGATTCTTTGGCAACGACAGCACAAGCGATGACGGCATCACCACCGACAAAATCCTTGGCGGTGGAGCCATCTGGAACATTCCCCAAGGCCGCCGTTTGCGTGAACTAAAGAACGACCGCCCCAGCCCAAATCTTCAAGACTTCATGGATCAATTCTTGCGGGCGGCCGCCACCGGCTTGGGGCTGCCTTACGAGTATTTGTGGAAGGCCGATCTGTCGGGCCCGTCACAAAGATTCGTGCTGGCTCAGGCACAGAGGCGATTTGATGAAATCTCGCAGACCATTATCACGCAACTGGTCAGCCGGGTGCGGCTTTGGGCTTTGGCCAAAGGGATTAAGCGCAAGGATCTGACCGTACCCAATGGAATGGATCGTTGGTGGCAAGCGGCCTACCACACGCCCAAGCAGACCACCATTGATGCCGGGCGGGACAGCGCCGCTGATCGCGAGGATCTAAAACTTGGCCTGACCACGTATGCGGAAATCTACGCCTCACGTGGGGACGATTGGCAGGAGGCGATTGATCAAAAGATTGCGGAACAGGCTTATATCCGGGCGAAGTGCGCGGAAGCAGGAATCCCAGTCAATGAGATCCAGTTTATCCCAAATCAACAGCCCACCCAGCCCGCCGTCACTCCTCCCAGCGCAGCTCCGGCGGATGAAGTGCCGGCACAAGCTCCAGCTCCGGAGCTGGCCGCGATTACTGAAACAGTGACGATGACGGCGCCTGCTCCGGTCAAAATGACGGAAGCATTCACCATGAAGGACGAGCCGGACTTTTATTTCAGCGACAAAGAGCTGACGATGGTGGCCAAGAGCCTTGGTCTGAAAGACAAAAAGACCCGCAAAAAGAAATCGAGTTGACGCGAATTGGCCGATATGGCCGAAAAGAAATTCAAGGGCATCAGCGTCATCACCGCCGGGCCAGCATTGGGTCACGGAATGGTCATTGATGCGGACACACTTTCTCAAGTGGTCGAAAGGGGCAACGAATCCGGACAGGTGAAGGTTCTTTCAGATCATTCAGGCTCCATCTCAAACATCATCGGCTATCTCGAAAACTTCCGCCTTGATGGTGTGCAGGTAAGGGCGGATCTCACGCTATTCCAAAGCCATGACAGCTTTGGGTTCTTTTCCGAACTAATCAGCACGCTTCCCGGCCAAATCGGATTCTCCATCAGCTTTAGCGGGATTCCCAGGACAGCAGATGATGGAACCACACTGGCCGACGTGCAGAGCTTGTATTCCGTTGACCTAGTTCTTACGCCAGCAGCCAATCCCTCTGGAATTTTTCAGGCACGGGTTGACAGCAATAAAAAGGCCATGGACAAAAACGTTCCGGCTCAAGAGGCCAAGTTAGAAGCGCTGGCAGAAGTCGCGCCCGTTGCACCGGCGGCCCCGGCACCCGAAGCGGCTCCCGTAATGGAGCCAAACCACAACGACATCCTCAAGGCCATTGCTGAACTTGCTGGCAAAATGGATGCCCTGCTTGCTCTTCAACAGGCCGACATCGCCGGTGAACAAGGCGGCGAAGCACCCGAAGCGGAAGCTCCCGCCATGGCCGCCAAGGTTGAGGAAATCAAACTTTCCGAACCCGAAGTCAAGGCCGAGGAACCCAAGGTTGAGGAAGCAGCTCCCGCTGTCGAAGCAACCGAAACCAATCTTTCCAAGAATGACGAAGCCGGCGCCAAAGCCGAGCTCGCCACTCTCAAAATCGAACTGGAAGCCAGCCGGGGAATCAAGCCCCTGGAGACGGCCTCCAACCAACCCATTTCTCGCGACGAAATCCTCAAGGCTTTCAACGCGGAAAAAGATCCCCGTCGGGCGGCGGAGATTTTCAAACAACTCAAGTTCGCCCGCAAATAACAAAGGACACAAACCACCATGGCAAACACACTCGGATCAGTCTCGAATGGAAAAGCCATCGCCCAGCGCGCGCTCAGCATTCTGGTCGATCGCTTTCCTTTCTTAACGCAGGGCGTCACCGATTTCTCGGACGTTCCCGCACGCAAAGGTGACGTCATCACCACCCACCTCGTCAGCGTCGGCACCGCCTCCGCTTACGACACCACCAACGGCTACGTGGCCAACGACCGGACTCAGACCGACAAGACCATCAGCTTGTCCAACCTGATCCACTCGACCATCGCCATCCGCGACGACGAGAAGGCCAGCTCGCAGATCAATTTGATTGAGCGTTTTGCTGCTTCCGCCGCCTACGCCGTCGGCAAGAGCATGGTTGATTCCGTGCTCGCCAACATCACCAGCGGCAACTTTACCAGCACGCTGACTGTGGCGGCCGGTGCGTTGACCTATCGCGGTGTGACCAGCTTGGGCTACACTCTCGACAGCAGCAAGGTGCCTAGCGTGAATCGGTTTGCCGTGGTGTCCCCGGACAACTACGCCAGCCTGTTGAACGATTCGTCCATTGTGGCGAACGCTCAGCTCAACGCCGACAAAATCGGCACGGGCAAAATCGGTCTGGTGAACAACATCAACGTGTTCAACTACACGGCGCTCCCCAGCGCGGTTTCCAAGGGCTTTGCTGCCCAACAGGAAGCGCTCTTGGTGGCGGCTCGCTTGCCCGAAGTTCCTGAGAACTTCCCTGGCTTGGTCGAGAACGTGACCGAACCCGAATCCGGCCTCAGCATGCAGATGCGCGAATGGTTCAACCCGAATCTCGGGCAGACCTTCCGCAGCTACATCGTTCTGTTCGGCACGGGAGTTGGATCGGGATCCAGCCTCGTCCGCTTGGTCTAAAGACTAAGATTATCGGTGGGCCGGTCGCATCGGGGGGTGCGGCCGGCCACCACCCTAAAGATGACTACCCCCACTGTCTCAATCGCCCTCATCGCCGGCCCCGGCGAGGGGGCGATTTTGCGTAGACTCATCGAATCCTCACGCGGTCTATGGGATCAGGTCGTAGTCGTGCCGGCAGTCGGCGCAAATAGTGCGCACGATGTACGCCAATGCGCTCAGGAGGCCGCTGGTGAGGCTTTAGTATGCGAGGAGTACCAGAACAGCCCCGAACACAAGGATTGGCCTCATATCGACAATTTTGCAGCCGCTAGGAACAAGGCTTTCAGCCTAGCCACAGGTAAATATGTGGTGTGGGCAGATTGCGACGACATATTTCAGCCAGGTCAGGCTGAGGCTCATCGGCAAGCCATCATGGATCGGGAAGCCGGAAAGACTGAGTGGGACATCCTAGTCACCACCTACGACGTCCAAAACTCCGGCATGCGCAACAACAAGCGGGAACGGATTTTCCGCCGGATGGACGATGGCAAGCTGCCGGCTCATTGGGAGCGCCAGATCCACGAAAGAGTGACGCCCGCAAAGGACACAAAGATTGGCGTGGCAGAGCACTTAAAAATCCTCCATGCCCCAAATGGGCCAAAGATATCCAGCGCAGAACGTAACAAACGAATCATCGCCAGCCGGATCAATGGAATCGGCATGGAGTGGTACTACTTGGCACAGGAGCATTTTCTTAAGAACGAATACCAGCAAGCCATCGGGCCTTGCCTGCTGGCGCTGGAGCATGGCGATCTTGGCCCGGCTGAGCGCTATCAGCTCCACACGCAGGCCAGCATGATGCTGTCTGACCGGGCAAAGCGATTGGAGCACATTGGAAAAGCCATCACCCTTTGCCCATTACGCCGCGAGGCACACGGCCTACTGGCGGCCGACAGGATGGATCACGACGATTTCACCACCGCATTTCACATTCTAAAAAAAGTGGATTCCATGCCGCACACCACGGATTGGAACCAAGAAAACAGATGGTACAAACACCTGCCCAGAGCGCTGATGGCTCAATGCCTGCGTGCCAGTAAGCAAAACCTTGATGCCGACATTCTGGTGCGGGAAGGATTCCGGGCGGCTTGGGGCCGGATCACCGTCATCCATGTGGGCGAGCCGGAAGATTGCCTGCGCTCACTCGCTCTCTACACCGACACCGCAGACGATCCCAACGCCATCCAGCACATGCTCATCACCCAGCGCGGCAATAAGCAGGCAGACCGGCATCGGATAATCCACTCCGCGGATGAAGCCATGGGCGCCGCCGCCGGGGATATACTTTTAACCGTCACTGCCAAAGACGGCAAAATGCCAGGACTGCGGTGGGATCACGAATTGATTGAAAACGGCACCGTGCCTGATGGGGCACAGCGCCTTCCGGATCCGGTGGATCGGGTGGGTCGCGTCATTGTTGGGTTAACCACCACACCGAAACGCATCCACACCATTCTGCACACTCTCAAGAGCCTGCTGAACCAATCCCGTCCCGCGGACAAGATCGTCCTGCACTTGCCCAAAAAGTTAGCCAGGACAGGGGAGCGCATGCCGGATCTTCCAGCCGCCATCAAGCAACTAGAGGCGAATGGTAAAATCACAATTTACAATGGGGGCGACCACGGCCCGGCCAGCAAATTTGTCGGCGCCTACCATAACGCGGAGCCGGACGATCTGATCCTCTGGTGCGATGACGAC